TTCGTATAAAGTATCGATAACTTCATTAAAATAAGAAATTAATATATTTTCTATAAAATTTTTATTTTCAGTAGTTAGTACATAATTATCATCTTTTTTATGTATAAATTCAAAATTATATAAATCATCAGTATTATAACTAATATATAAATCTTTATTTTTTTCTAATAATGAATAGATGCTAAGTTTGTAAGTATCAAAATTTATTAGATCAAAAATATTAGATTTCTTTTCTTTTTTATTATCATTTATAATATGATAAAATTCTTGGATAACTTTTAATTTTTCTAAATTTATGGTAGCAGTATTTGTAACCTGAGATAATTTTTTATAAATTGCTATATTTTTTATTACAACTTTATTTTCTTTTAATTTTTTAATAGTCTCTTTGACATGTTTTTTTAATTCAGGAGTATCATCTTTATTATCAATTAAATCTAATTCTTTTCCTTTCATATAAGAACAAACTAATCTTAAATCATCATAATATTTTACAATATCGTCTAATATTGTATTTGAATTCTTAAATTTATTAAATAAATCAATTATTTCAAAGAACTCCTTATTAATAAAAAAATGTTTTTTTAAATTTATTGATTTAATATCATTTAATAATTTTTCATTAAAATGTTTATTTATAGCATAATTATCTAAATAAATATTAATAGTAGTATTTTGAATATTTATATTATTAAATTCATTACCAAGTGTTTTATCAAGATTAAAAATTGTATCAATTATATTTTCATATTTTTTAAAAATAAAATTATCTTTAAATTTTTTACAAATTATTACAGTACCTGATTGTTTCCATTTTGGATTTATTTCTATATTATAAATATTTATATTTTCAAAATAAGGTATTAAATTATTAATTATTTGATATGATTGAATTGTTGATATATCACCATAATGTATACATAAAGTACCATTTTTTTTTAATCTTAATAAAGAATAAATTATAAAAATAAATTTTAAATTAATTGATGATTCTTCTTGATAAAAATTAAATTCTTTAAAAAAATTAGTAATATTACAAAAAATTAAATCATATTTTTGGAAAATATTATTTAATAAATTATTTTTTGTAATATAATTTTTATTTATAAAAATATTATTTGATTCATTTAATATTTTAGAATTTATAATTTCAGATAATTTATTACCATATATATTTTTTTTATAAATTATGAATAAATGAGTATCACAATTTATTAATATATTTTTTTTTTGAGCAATATATTTACAACTAATAATTGATTCATTATTAAAATTATTAATCTCTAAAATATTCATATTATCTTTATAAATTAAATTATAATAATTAATAAATTCGTAATGATTAGAGTATTCTAAATTAATATTAAAATAATTTATGTTATTATTTTTATGCAAATATGAATATATTTTTAATAAACTAAATATTTCTCTATTGGTGAATGATATTTTATTATTTTTAAAATCTAAAAGTTTATTATTTAAAAATAAAAGTTTAAATTTATAATTAGATATATATTGTGGTTGAAATATTTTTGAACCTCCATCCTGTAAATATTTTCTATATCCAATTTGATAATTGTTGTTTTCTATATTTATAGATTTTAATATAGGTGGTGCAGGTGGTAGTACAGGTCTATCTAAATTTTGCAATATAGAATTAAGTTTAAAATTATATTTTCTTCGTTGTGTATTACGAGGTTGGGCTATTTTAAATATATCTTCTAAATATTTAGAATTTAGAAGTTGTGTTGGATCTATATTATCATTAAATTTTTTAAATGGAATAGTAAATTTATCATATAGATTTTTATCAAAAATAACTAATTGTTTTTGTAATTCATCTTCTATTATTGGTTGAAATCTTTTATTATGAACAAATATATTTAAGTTCTTACTATTTTCTTCTATATCTTTTTTATAAACATATAAATCATTATTCAAATATTCATATGTCATACTAAATTCATCCCAAGTAATACCTTTTAAATGATAAATATTTCCATGATGAACTTGTAAGAATCTTGAATGATCAATAAATGCAAAATGACTAAATTTTCCATTTAACCAGTGAAATTCTGATTTAATAGAATCTGTATTTTTAAAAATAAAATTATATAAATTATAATCTTTATCTGGATATTTTGACCATTTTCTTTTTATACGTATTATACCAATTAATTTATATTTTATAAATTGAATTGGTTTTGGTGAATTAGATAATCTATTTAAAATTCTAGTATTATCTTCTCTTAGTGGATTATTAATTATAAAACGTAATGGAAAAAGCATATTTGTTTCATTTGCACATAAAGTCATAAATTTATTAAAAAATACTGAATAAGCTACTAAATTAAAATAACATTCTGGTGTTCTAACATTCGGATTTGTTGCTCCTAATATTCTAAAATATTGTTTATATGTATTAAGTTTTTTAATTTCACTAGAATATCCAAAAATATATTGTCTTAAATTTAAAGGTAAGAAATCGCATGGATTATCTTTATTATTATAATCAATAAATTGATATAAAAAAGGTAGAGAATTTAATATATCCTTTTTATTTCCTTCTATTTTTTGCATTAATGATAAATTTTCTTCATTTTTTGACCATTGTGAATTATTGCATATATTTATAACCTTATCTTTAATTTCTATATCAGTATTTAGATTTATTTTTTTTAATTCATTATCAATAAATTCTTCATCAATACCATTACATTTTTGTCCACTTTTTAAAATAAGTTTTAATTTTTCTAATTGTTCTTTTCTTTTTTCAATTATTTTATTACCATTTATGTATTTATTTTTTTCAGTAAGTGAACCTAAATTATCTTCAATACCAACTGCCATATCAATATCAAGTTTGTATAATGAATCCCAATAAAAACTAGGTTCTTCAATTTTTGACCATATTTTTGTTTTTTCCTCTTCAACCAATGCTTGTAATTCTTTATCTAATAAATCAATTTGTTTTTTTAGACTATCTGGTTTTTCAGATAGTTTTGTTTTATAGTATTGTTTTTTTGATTCTATTTTTATTTTAAAACCAGATTTTTTATCCCAAAGTGAATCATAATGATTAAATAATTCACAAAGTTCTTCTATTTCACTATCATTTAAATCAGTTTTTAAATTAACTCCTTTTATAAGAAAAAAATCAATATCACCATTTTTTGTTGATCTAACGGTATTTTTTGTACCATTATGTGATAAATCATCAAATCTTTTTTCAATTAAATCTGGTGTAAAAATTATTTCATAATATAAATTTATTAATGATTCATAATCTTTTTTAATACATGCTAAAAAATCTGGAGTTAAATCTTCATAATTTAATATATTTTTAAAATAACCAAAATGAGTAATTGTATGTAATTTACTTAAATCTATACATTCTTTTGCTGGTAATAAACCACAAAATAATTTCCATGTTTCATCTGTTAGATTATATACTTCTTTTAAATTAAATGTAAATAAATTTATTTTTGGTATATTTAATCCCATTATATTAACTAAATAATTGAGTATTGCATATTGTTTTTTTGTTAAATCTAATGATTCCATATAATTTACTATATAAAAAATATAAAAAAATTAAAATATAAATAATATATATGGAACAATTAATTGTTGAATATTTTAAATTTAATGGAAAAGGTAAAAAAGATATTAAAATAATAGATGAATTAAATCCTAATAAAATTATAAAAAATAATATTACGAAATTTATTGATAAGAATCTTTTTAATAATAAGATAAATTCAGAAGTATATGATAGAATATTTAATATTGATTATGATATATATGAAAGAATATTAAATAAACGTGAGATTGGTGATTATTTAAATGGTAATCATTATCAGGATTCAATAAATAAGTTTGTTAATAAATTTATGATAAATAATAAATTTCCAGTTAATGCTAAATTTAATCCGATTATATATAATATATACACTAATAATACTGCAAATATAATAAATGAAGATTATGGTATATTTTTATACAATACAATTATTGAAAATAAATTTAATAAGATATTAGAAATTAGTTCAGAAAATGATAGTTCTGGAATATTTATTTGTACTGCACTAAAAAATTTAGAATTATATGATTATAAAACAATTTATACATCAATTAATTTATCAAAAAAGATAGAAAACATTAATTTATCAGAAGTAGATTATAACAATATTGAAATTATTAAAGAAATAAATTATATTGCTTTACCAGATTTATTAAAAAAAGGTATAAATAATGAAAAAATAACAAATATTTCTACTGAAAATAATCATCATAAAACATATGATATGATAATTATAAATGGGAAAAATAGTAAAGATTTTATAATAAATTTCTTTTATTCTGATTTACTATTAAATATTAATGGATTAATAATTTTAAATTTAGCAAATATTAATGCTAAAGATATGGAAAAAAATATTTCTAGTAATTATACCAATTATAAAAAAGAAGAATCTGATTTAGGTACATGGCAAATATATAGAAAAATAAAGGAATAATTCAAATTTTTAAAATATATTTTATATATTTTAAATATATGTTTGGTTGGAAACAATGGGATAAACATTTATTGCATTTAAAAGGAAAAGATATAGATATTTTAGAAATAGGTGTTTTCAAAGGTGATGCAATGGAAAAATTTGCAAAAGTTTTTTTAGAAACAAATAAAAATGCTGAATATTATGGTATTGATACATGGGAAGATAAACCAATGTATAATGATGTTAACTTTAAAGAAGTTGAAAAATTAGCAAAAGAAAAAAGAGATAAGAGTCCAGTAAAAGATAGAATACATTTTATTCATAAAGAAGCACAAATTGCACTCCCAGAATTATTATTAAAAGAAAAAATGTTTGATATAATTTTTATAGATTCATCACATACAGCAAAAAATGTATTATTTAATGCAACAATAAGTTTAAAATTATTAAAGAAAAATGGAGTTCTAATATTTGATGATTATTTATGGAGCCGATTAGAACCTAATATTTTCACACCCAAACCTGCAATAGATTCTATTTTAAATTTATATTCAGATGAAATAAAAGTATTATATATAGGGTATCAAGTAATAATAAAGAAAACTGATTTTAATTTTGTGCCAAAAATTAAGGATTCTGTAATAATTGGTGATCTAATAGATGCATTAGATTATTATTGGTTTGATACAGAAATGAAAGAAGTAAGTTTATTATTTAATTTGAAAGAAGTACCAAAATTTAAATTAGTAACTGATAAGTCATCTAATATTAAACTAAGAGAATTAGAAAATATGAATATCTTTTCTGATCTAAAAATAGAAGATTTTATGTATCCATATTTTGCATTAAATGATATCAAAGACGAATTTAAAATTAATTTAAGAAATCATAATATTAATACGAAAATTATTAATATACTTTCATCATATTCACAAGAAGGAATATATGGATTAAGATATTACAAATATATGAATATTGATAAATGTATAACAACTCTTAAAATATTTGCAAATAATGCAGATAAATTTATCAATTCAGAAAAAACATTAAATGAATTTATAAATAATAAAGATAATACAAAAAAAAATAATTCTGATATTATTTTTGATGGATTTAATTTAAATAAATATTTTACTGAAAATAGTATAGATAAATTAATAGAAGATCTTAATAAAGAAGAAACAAAATATAATTGTATGACTGGTTTTAATACATTAAAACATGAAGAATATGATCAAATGTATAATTTAATATTAATGCAAATGATAATTATAAGAAATAAATTAAATTTGAATGGGGAATTTCAAATTGATGTATCAGAAAGATATGATTTTATAAATGATTTTATTTTATTATTAAATATTTTATTTAAAAAGGTGGTCATATATAAACATTCAAATAAAGTAGGTCGATTAAATATTTATATAATTTGTAAAGAATATAATGGTATGACAGATGATATATATAATATGATAATAGAAGCATTAAAAGAACATAAAAAAGATGAAATAATTAGCATATTTGATTCTAAACATAATTATTTGGATATAAAATCATTAGAAAATATAATATTTAATATTTCCAAGAAAATAATAAAAATAATCGAAAATAATACGGAATTAATAACTATGAATAAAAATAAAATTATTAATAGTATAATAAAAAGAACAGTTAATGATGTATATAATTACAGTATTAGTTTATAATTTATACATATCTAAATAATATTTTATTTCTTGTTTTTCGTATAAAGTATCAATAACTTCATTAAAATACAAAATTAAAATACTATCTATGCATGTTTTATTTTCATCAGTTAATGTATATTTATCTCCTAATTTATGAATGATGTCAATATTATATAGATCATCTGAATTATAACTTAGATATAAATGTTTACTTTTTTCTAATAAATCATAAATAGTTTGCTTGTATTTATCAAAATTAATAACATCAAATATATTATTTTTCTTTCCTTTTTCTTTAATGATTAAATAAAATTCTTGGATCATCTTTAATTTTTCTAGATTTAATTCCGGATTACTGTCAGTTTTAGACATCTTTTTATAAATTGCTATATTTTTTGTTATTATAGTATTTTCTTTTAATTTTTTAACAGTAGATTTAATATTATTTTGTAATTCTTGAGTATTCTCTTTTTTATCTATTATATCTAATTCTAAAGCTTTCATGTAAGAACATATAAATCTTAAATCATCATTCTTTTTAATAATATCATCAATTAAATTATCACTATCTTTATATCTATTTAGGGTATTAATAAAATTATAAAAGCTCTTTATAATAAAGAAATGTTTTTTTTCATTAATAATATTGATATCTTTTAATAATTTTTTATCATATTTTCGATTTACAGAATAATTATCAAGATATATATTAATAATTTTTTTATCATATACATTATAATTATCATTAATATCATCAAAATTATTTCCAAGAGTTTTATCTAAATTAAATATTTCATCAATTAGAATCATAAAAGTATTGATATTAAAATTATCCTTAAACTTTTTACAAATGACAGTTATTCCAGTTAGTTTATATTTATCTACTGTTTCTGAATTAAAAATAATAATTTCATTAAAATATGGAATTAAATTATTAATTATTTGATAAGATTGAATAGTTGATATATCCCCATAACTAATTATTAAATCACTATTTTTATTTAATCTTAATAAAGAATATAAAATAAATATAAATTTAAGATTTAAATTTTGTTCTTCTTGATATATTCCAAAATCCATTGTAAATAAGGTTAGATTACAAAATATTAAGTCATATTTCTTATTTATTTTATTTAATAATATATCTTTAGTAATATAATTATTATAAATATTAGTATGATTAATAAAATTATATTCTTGATTATTATTTTTTAAATTTATTAAACCGGTATGTAAATAAATATTAAATAAATCTAAATCATAATTTAATAATATTTTTTTTTTATTTGCAATAAAATTACAATTATATAAAGATTGATTAGTGTAATTATTAATTTCTAAAATATTCATATTATTTTTATTAATTAGATTATAATTATAAATCAATTCAAAATTACGAATAAAAAGATTATTATCAATTTTAAAATCTATTGAATTTTTATATTTTATAAATATTGATGCAAAGTTATAATTATTAAATAACATTTGAAAAGATCTTCTGTCTATTGATATTATAGTATTTTTAAAATCATCTAAAAATATAGTAAATAAAATATTTAATCTAGGTTTATAATTAGAAATATAATCAGGTTTAAATATTTTTAAACTACCTCCAAATCTTCGATTTAATGGTCTCAAATTTGTAGTACTTGATTTTTTTTTATTAAATAGCCCCCAA